AATACAAAACGGGCAGATTCTTTTGCGACACCAAGTTCGAGCATCTGTGCATATAGTGCCTCAGCAGAAGAAAACAAAGTTTTCATTTGTACTTCTAGTTTCTGCTTTGTAAATTCATCAAGATCATCAGTAGAGTTCTGACGATTCTTAGCATCCTGTCTACGAAGTTGTGGAGATTTAATTTCTCCCAAGTTATTCGTATCAGCATATCTTTGTGAAAACTCTTGATATGTAAATGAACGATGACGTAGCACCTGAGCAGCAAGACCACGAGTAGTATTGATTTCTACCGTCATATCTGCTTGCTCAAAGATACTCCAGTGTTTGTGATTAATACAATACTTTAAAAGACCAGCAGAAGTATCAAACTTACTTTGATTGTTTGGATTACTTACACGAGCACAATAAGTAATAACTTCTTGAGCATCTTTACCCTCAAGTTCACCTGCTCCTTTAGAAACAGAGATTAGTTTAACATTACTCATCCGAATCCTTTACCTCTAGTTAAGTTTTTTTCTCGTTCTTCTGCTTCTCGCAGTTGTTCTTTGAGATACTCCATTTCCTCAATATTATAATTGAAAGGTTGTTTGAGTGCTTCTTTGATGTTTTTGATTAACCATTTGTTTTCATCCATATTAGCTTTAGGAGTAATCATTAATCTGGGTAACCATCGTCATCACCTAAAACTTCATCATAACTTGCGTAAGTATCTTTAGGTGGATTAGTACTAGGAACGTATGCTTCAGTATCTGAATAAACTTCAGATTCTAATTCATCAACTACCTCTTTAAGTGCCATGAGAAGAACTTTTAGTTTTCCTTTATTCATGATTATTACTTTTCAATTAATTATACTATAAAAAAAGAGGGGTGTAAACCCCCTCTGTTTTATTTTCCGTATAGGAACTTGACTTCAGCAGTTATGATTGTGAGAAAGATAGCAGATGCTATGCATATCTCTAGAATTTCAATCACTTAAGACTTGTAAGTTCTTTTTCTTGTCTTACACCACGGTAAGATAGATCGACCTTGTTAGTCTGCTTTGCTTTGTCCCTATTTGTGTCGTATGCGACACCACGGTATGTGACTTGTGCCATCGGTTTACTCCTAAAGTAGTTGGATTTTTAGCCCCGTTCCTTTAGTCGTTTGCGTCCCTACAATCTAAATCATATGTTTCACCAAAATCATAATATAGATCAATAATCTCCTGTCTTTCTTCTGAACTAAGGTCTGGATAGACTTTAGCACGATTAACAAGAGTATCGATGTCTGCACATGATACTGTAATTACAGTGGCAATTAAAGTTTCAATCATAGAGATGAACGTACCCGTTCCGCGACTTACTTGCGTCCAATCTGCCAAGTCCCGCAGTCTTTATCTGGTACTTTGGTATAGAAGTAATCTATAAGATACTCCTTAGCATCAGGTGTGTGGTTCTCATCGCTGAGAATCTCAACCCGTGCTTCGTTCCATTCCTGACATGACATTTCCCAATGGGTAGGGTCATGTTCAGCAAATAGAAATACCATAAGTGCTAGACTATGCATTATTGGATGAACGTAATGTCATTATATCATGACATAAGTATATAGTCAACTAACTTTGTAAATTCTGATACAATTTAGGTTCGTGTTTCCGTAATAGCTTTGCATATTCAACTTCTTGGTCAGTATACAACTCAGGATTTTCTTTAGCTCGTTTTATTAAAATTTTTGCAGCTTTTCTTGTCTTCATATAGGTATTTATACGTTTTCTCACCTAATGAGAATGATTATCCAATTCAATACTAACTCTTTCTATCTTATTATAGTACTCATATATCTTATTATCTAATTCAATATCATCTTCTTCAGTTTTCAATACTCTAAGAGAGAGTGAATTAATTTCATCTTCACGATCAGCTAATCTAGTATGTAGATCATACACTTTGTCTTTTAATTCAATTAAGTGACCTTGTGCTTCATCTAACTCTTTTTTAAGTTCTTTATTTACTTCAAAAAGGTCGTTTATCAATTCTTGCAAATCCACCATTTGTTTGGTTTCTGGATTTTCGTATTTTCTGTATACGTAAGTCATAATGATACTTTATAATGAATTATTTATGCGACCCTCTGGAGCAAAAAAATGGCGGAATTTTTTTCCCGCCTTTTTTGGATTTATTTTTTCTTTTTGGTTTGAGGTTTTTGAGAATACCTCCAAAGAGTTGGACTGATATTACCTTGTCCAAAGTCAAGTGACTTCACGACACCTGGTCCAAAGTAATCATAATATAAATCGAAGATGTCAATTCGTCTACCTCTTATAAGGTCACGAGAAGTAGTACCACCAAATTCATAGGTGATAATAACTGCATCAGAAGGTTGGTTTTTATTTTTCAGTTGCTCAGGAGTAGCGTTCTCCACAAGAAGTTCACATGAGTACTTCTTCTGGAGATTACTTTTCTCATCTTGAGTCCACTTATCTGGGATCTTATCCCCAAGATCTTTCTGGGAAGGCTTCTTTGACGACTTCGTAGGTGAGTTTGAATTTTTCTCCAAGTTTTCCATCTTTTGCTAAACAAATAATTTCTGCTTCATCCTCGTTTAAACCCTCAAGAAGTTGAATGAACAACATTTCTCTACGATTACGAGTTAATGTTGGATCTCCACCTTTGCAGAATTTGTAGAGATTACGATACTCATGAATTAAACGTGTATGCTCAGTTCCTTTTGGAGCATCGTTGGGAGTATAAGGAACCTCCCCATCAGGAACTGCTGACTCAATGGTAGGGTCATAATTCCATACAAGAACAGCAATCAATCCTGGATTTGTGGATCGTTCCTGTAGTATTTCAATCTTTTTTGCTTTACTTCTTTGTTTTGAAACCACTTCTAGGATTTCAGAGACAAGAGCATCTTTAGGTAATTTAGTTTTTGTTTTAGTTGGCATAATTAATCATCTAATGGTTCAATGTCCTCGCTATTATCAAATTTAAATGCGATTAGTTGATCTGTTAATAGATTTCCATGTTCGTCATACATCAGTTCAGGGTGCATTGAATATGTTTCCTCTTCAGAGTCTTCATTATTTTCATGGTAGGTAAACATGTATTCTCTTGCTATCCATCCTAGCATAGTTCCGACAGTTAATGCAATAATAGAAACGATGGAACCTATCGTAAGTGCTGCAATGGGATCTAACATTTGAAACTCCTTGAACTTTTTACTCTTCTATCTTTGATACATTCAAAGAAACTTTAAAGTAAAACTTGATTTCTCTTCGGAGAAAAGAAACAGTTTTATCCAAGACTACTTTGAAAGTCTCTGGTTTTGGCTTTGGTTGTTCTTTTTGTTTACCTCCATTAAGTAATAGCTCAATACCTCTATTTATCTCGATGTCAGACAATGTTTTTTTCCCGTAAGAATTTGACAGTTTCACTACAACCACCGATGATTTCCTCATCCATGGTCACCCTTGGAAATGTAGAACCTTCACCAAACTTAGAATAAAATTCCTCTCGGTCAAAGTCAGTTCCCAATTTATAGACAACATGTTGCAGTTTTGCTAATTGTAGCACCTTTTCTACTTTATTGCAATAGGGACATCCATTTTTGGAATAAACTGTGAATTTCATGAAAAACTTAATGTTACTCTTGGTTCTAATATCGTAGGAGCATGATATGTTCCTTCAGGTATGAATAAAGAATCTCCAGGATTCAATATGTAGTCTTTGTCTAATGTATATTTCATTCTTCCAATAGCCTGTACTATTAATACGTCATCAGTATCTTTATGTTTATCAAATGACTCAGCACCACCAGTGAATGAAATATATACATCCATTTCAGTATCACCATCTATTCTTAGTGGACAATTTGACAATACTTCATCGTAAGCTTGTTGAAATGTATTAGGTCTGTAACGACTACTAAGATAGTATGTGTCACGCATTCTGTATGCGATATCATTACCTAGTTGTAATTCATAATCTAGTTTATCTATAGTATCTTCCCAAGTTATTTTAGGTGCGTACTTATATGTCCTCATATGGCAGTCCTAAATTTTCCCTTCCATCAAATAATAGTTCTTTATATTTTCCATCAGCATACACATAGTGAAAGAATATTTGATATTGTGAAACACCATCAAATTTATTTCTCCAATGTTTTAAATCATGTCCATAATAAATCATCGCATCACCTCTGTCAAGTTCTATGCAATTTGTTCTGTCTTCATAATCTTTTATACATATTGGCCAAAGATTATCATATTCTCCTCCAAGAGAAAGCGTTACTGATACCTCACATTCTGGTCTATCAAGATGCTCTTTTAAAATAGAATTTTTAAAATAAATTCTTGCGTAACTATTTTGGGAAATAACTTTTCGATTTATTTTTTCTTCCACAATAGAAGAAGTCATTACCATAAGAGTATCAAATGCAGGATCTCCATATATGCAATGCGAATCTGGTGCTTGATAATCTCCTTCGATGCATTCTCCGTTCTCTGCGATTAAAGTAAAATAATTTTTAAGATAATCAGCAAAAGATGGTGTTATAAAATTCCTTACAATTTCATATCCATTTTTCACTTACATACCATTCCAAAAAGTATCTTGAGGTGTCTGCATGTTTCTTGATATAAAATACAAACCTACGTTACATAGAAACCAATATACATTAGTCACCCATGCTTGTCTCCAACAGTATCTTCTATTGCTCTGCACAATATACATGTGTCTCTCGTTCAGTGTTGAGTCAACAGATAACGGACGGAATTTTAACCACTGTTCTAACAGTAGTGATATTACAAACCCAATTGCAAATATGTAGAATATCAGGTTCAATAAACCTGCACTAGCGAGTAAAAAACTAATCATCGTGGTCGTCCCATGGGTCTGTTAGATTTTGGTTTGCGAAAAATCCTTTGTATACTCCATAACCTGCCAACAGTATTGTAATTACTGCAATTGAAATAGGAAATGTAGCATTAGGGTCAAGATTGTAATGCGTCACTTGAATAATATGCCTCATAATATTTAACGATTCCATTTGTGTTCATGTTTCCCATGGAAATCCAATCATGAGCACACTGGTATATCGATTGATTAGTATACTTGGATTTTCTGCTGGTGTCAAGTTGACTACCGTACCTTTTCAATAGAATACTTAGTGATTGTGCCCTGACAGACATACGATCATCAGAATAGCGTGTGCTCATACTCTTTTTCTTTTTATCTTAAGAATTGACATGCCTACCATTAAACCTACAACCATACCTAGAGTTGCAACTGCAACACCTGTGCTGAATACTAATTCAGTTGGAACTATTGGTTGTGTTTCCCAAGTGCCTGGTAGTGTATACACAGATGGGTTAGATGCGAAAACCATTTTAGTAAATATTTTCTTTATCTATATTATAGCAACTAAAATTTAACTTTGCAAGTAAAGTTTCATTAATCAAGTGCGTCTAATTTACCATGCTTCACCTTTGCAGGTATGTGGTCTTTCATTCCACCATGGTTACCATCTCCTGGTAATTTACCGTAAGCAATATATTCAATTGCTTGCATAGAACCTTCAAGTCTAGTTAAGTCTCTTTCTAACTTTACATACTCATCATATGCTGCTTGAAGTTCTTGTTTTTTCTGAGATAATTGTATAGTACGTTTAGTAAAACGTTGAATAAGTTGTTCAGAAGATTCAGTAGGTTTCATTCCTTTCATTTTAAATTGTAGTTTACTACACACCTAACATTATTTATGGGTTGTTCTGCGGTGTGATATAACCCTCCATCAAATATAACGACCCTTCCTTGTTTAGGTGTAACTCTTTCTTTTATAGTATATTCATCTGATTTTGTTTTCTCATTGTATATGATTGTATCACCATCACTATCACAAACATAATATAAAACAACTATATGTTTATGTCCTTCAACAAGGTCTATGTGTGGATTATCTACATCATAATTTTTTAGGTTAAGTGGGAATTGTAAAAAAGAACGACCTTGAAGTGCATTTACTTTAGTCGTACCTAATCCTTTGAAAGATCCTCTTTGAAGTAGTGGTACAAATAAATCATGAAATTTACTGTCAACTACAGGTTTTTGATTTTCATTAATAAAATCCATGTATTGGTGATACAATGCAGGTCTATGTTGACTATCATGATCACCACATGCGGTAACATCTTCAATGTAATGCCATGGAAATTCATGACCATTGAATAATGCTTCCCCTATTAATGTATTTTTAATTTGTTCTTGATACTCTTTACTAATAAAGTCATCAATTACAAGAACTTCATGTTCTTTAATCATTGTCAAAGTAATTTTCACAAGAGCAGACAAGGTTACGATCTCCGTAAACATTGTCAATTCTAGATACTGCTGGCCAAAATTTATTATCTTGATCAGCAGGATATGCTGCTTGCTCCCGACTATAATTATACACCCATTGTGATGAAGTTACAACCCTTGCAGTATGAGGTGCATTTTTTAAAATATCTTTATTTTTTTGTATCTCAGTTCTAATATTAATCATTGCCTTTGCAAATCTTTCAAGTTCATCTAAAGACTCAGACTCAGTTGGTTCAACCATCATAGTATTCAAAACTGGCCATGATAGTGTAGGTGCATGAAAACCATAATCCATTAATCTCTTTGCTATATCCTCAGCAGTTACTGTTAACGTACGACAATCAAAGATACATTCATGTGCCACTCTTCCATTACTACCTTTGTATAATACGTTGAAGAATGGTTCAATACGTTGCACTAACCAATTAGCAGATAGTAATGATATTTCACTTGCCTTTCTTAATCCATCAGCACCCATCATTCTTATATACATCCAACTAATAGGAAGTATGGATGCACTACCTTGAATTGCTGCTGATACTCTTTGATTCATAAAAGGAATAAGATGTTCTGCAACACCAATAGGACCTACACCAGGACCTCCACCACCATGAGGAATACAGAATGTTTTATGTAAATTTATATGGCATACATCAGCACCATACTCACAAGGTTTTGCTAGACCTACCTGTGCATTTAAGTTTGCACCATCAAGATATACCTGACCACCATTCTCATGAACAATTCTACAGATGTCTTTGATAGTTGGTTCAAATACACCATGAGTTGATGGGTATGTAATCATAATACAAGACAACTCAAAGGTATTCATTATTGCTTGTTTCTCTAAATCCATCATATCAATGTTACCTTCATCATCACATTTGATAGGAACTATTTTCATACCTGCCATAATAGCACTGGCAGGATTAGTTCCATGTGCACTCGTAGGTATCAAACATACATTCCTCTTATCATCACCATTACTTTTATGATATTCTTGTATTGCAAGGAGACCTGCATACTCACCTTGTGAACCTGCATTTGGTTGTAAACTTACAGCAGCAAATCCTGTAATATCACACAACCAATCTTTTAAATTTTGCATGATTCTCTGATAACCAAGAGTTTGATTCTCTGGTGCAAATGGATGTATGTTTGCAAACTCGTTCCAACTTACAGGCATCAACTCTGATGCTGCATTTAACTTCATGGTACAACTACCAAGTGGCATCATACCATTTACTAATGAGAAATCTTTAGATACTAACTCATTAATGTATCTCATCATATTAGTTTCACTATGATACTTGTTAAATACTTCTTGTTGTAACCATGGTTTCGTTCTTTCTGGAAGATCATTCCATTTGTATTCTCCAACTGCTTCTATGATATGATCAATCGTATCATTTTGATTTATTAAATCTTTCTGTGAATTAATTAGAGTTTGTATCTCATCAAGAGTCGTTAGTTCATCTAAACTAATGATAGTATGGTCATCTTCGTAGCGAACATTAAATCCATCAACTGAAAGAAAACTTTTAAATCTTATTGTATCAAAACCTTCGGTATCATCAACTTCTATTCCCATCCATTTGAATGCTGTTAGTAACACTTGTCTATATTTTAATATTCTATATGCTATTCTTTTCAGACCTTCCGCACCGTGATAGGCAGCGTAAAAACCTGCCATATTTGCAAGTAATGCTTGGGCGGTGCATATATTGGACGTTGCTTTGTCTCGTCTTATATGTTGTTCCCTTGTTTGCAACGCTAGTCGTAGTGCTTTATTACCTTGACTATCTACCGACTGCCCTACAATACGTCCAGGAATCTTACGTTTATATTTCTCAGTGG